CAAGCTGTCTCTGATACTGGTGTACTTTTTGGTGTCTCCGTCTCTGAAGTACCCTTTACATTCAACAAGGGTACCAGAAGCATTGTGAACAAAGTCAGGACGATAAGAACGCTCAATAACGTATGGAACTGTGAACGGCTCATAGTCAAAACCCTTAAGTATCTTGCTGACATCTTCTTCAAACGTGCTTCTAAATGCTGATTTCTTGGACCTTCGGCTCATTGAACACCTCTACTAAATAGCGTGGTCCTGACGAATAAGCAAAGGCTCTTACGTTAGGCCAACAGTTTTTCTTATAGGAACAGTAGGAACAGCCAGTGTCCAACTTCATGTTACCGCTCTTGCCGTCTTCCTTTGGCTGATAGCAATGCTTTGGTGGCTCAGGTTGCTCCACCATTGCTTTGATGTGGTCAATACGTTCACCAATGTCATAACCGATCTTCTCATGGACAGGTGCTTGAGTGTCCTCATCGTCGTACATGAGGTACGTCAAGTGACCATTCTGCTTGTCCATCGCTAACCATCCGTACTTAGTTTGGCCTTCTGCTCTTGCATATCCCTTAATTTGAGAAACGTAGCCAAACGGGTCATCAAAAGCGAGACCTCCGTCTTTGAATTTTCTAAACCCATAAGTGGACACGCTTTTAACATCAGTGACAACGCCGTCAATTTTGCAGTCCATAGAGCCACTAATACCGTTAACTTCACACTTTTTCTGTTCATCCGTCACCTCGTGACCTGCTGCTCGTGTGAGGAAAAGTAACATCTCCTCAATCAAATGGCCGTACAGAAACTTAACGTACGTGTGACCCTGCATGTCGTCCATCTTTTCTACGTCATTCCAGACGTTCCAAAGGAAGCGGTCACTGCGTCCTATGTTGGACATGCGTAACTTCCTTGAGTCGTCACGCTTCTGTGTAAACTCGTGGCGCATGAGACGCTTAACGCCCTCACCAAAGGCTTCGATACATTCCTCAATGTCTACGCCTTCAGGTACTTCCTTAGTCTCTACCAGGTCATAGATGTCTTCTACTAGTGTGTAGATGTTTTTCATGGTTTAGCCTTAGTGGGTTTCTGCCCACGTAGTTCCGATTTGGTACTCTCCGTCCAACGGACATCTGAGTTTAAAGTGTACGCCTGACGCCTTGAGACATTCGACCGCAAGCCAACCGAATTTCTCTGCTTGTTCTTTAGCCACCTCCGATTGTACTTCATCATGTATGTTACCTATAAACTTGTAGTCAATATCCCATTGTTTTGCATAGTCGTCAAGGATAACCAAAGCCTTCTTCATGACTATAGCACCAGCAGCCTGCAGTAGTGTGTTTAGTGCAGCATGTTCAGATCGAATCCTGAGATGTCTACCATCAAGTCCTCTGAGATAGCCTCGTTGAGCTGCTCTAGTAGTGTGTTCTCGTAGACTTTCAAGAGCAGGTGTATTTCGTAGGAATCTCTGTTTAAGTTGTGCGCCAGTTCTTGCGCTTCCTCCAACGATAGATCCGATTTTGGCATCGCCTGCTCCATAGAGGAAAGCGTAGATGAAAGTCTTTGCTTGAGGTCTTGTTTCAAGCCCAGCAGCCATTTGGTTTCTTGTATGAATGTCTTCGGTGAGTAGGACATTAGTAAATTCCTCATCGTTCATGTAGTGAGCTAACATACGTAGTTCAAGACCACTAGCGTCAAAACCTACGAGCTTCTTACCGTCAGGGACTGTCCAACAGGAGCGACACTCTTTACCGTAAGGACTATGGCCAGCTGGAACCTGAGCCATATTAGGATTCTGGTGAGTCATGCGACCAGTAACAGCACCATTGCTAATGACTCTTCCGTGTACTCTACCGTCCTCTTGGACAGCTTCCAGCCACGAGAGTACTTGCGCGTGGCGCTTTTGAAGCAACAGATATTCCAGAACTTTTGCCGCTTCAGGGACATGATCGTTTTGCTTAAGCGTCTTTTCGTCAACAACGGGCTTTCCGCTTGGCGTGAGTTCCGTCCATACTGCACCTTTTGTTTCAAGTCTCTCTGCCACTTGTTGCCGTGAACCGACATTGAAAACCGTAACCTTGTCTTTAAGACGCTTCTTGGTCTTCTCAGAATACCTCTCTTCGACAATGGGTGGAAACATCTCTTGTAGTTCGGACTGTATGTCATTCATGCCTTCCTTAAAGGTAGCGCAGAGGTTGTTAGCTAAGTCTTGGTCAAGAATCCAGCCGTTGTTTTCCTGCTGCTGTACGATCCATTGAACCTTGTGTTCAAGCTCTAAGCACTCCTTATTTTTCCAGTTGTCCATACCACTGACTAACTTCTGGTGTACTGCTTCAGTGACTGCTACGTCCTGTATGCAGTAGTCAATCATCTCTTGTGACAGACAAGAAAAGTCAGAATGGTCACCTTTGGGAAAGCCCAACTCGTTCCCCCAATTCCTCAAAGAGTGACCACCTGACTTGCTAGGGTCAAAAAGACGTGAAAGTACCAAAGTATCGACTATACGCTCAGAGGCTATAGAAACGCTCCAGAGACGTTTTAGGACAGGGACATCGTACCCTATCAGGTTGTGTCCAACGACGCTCACAGAGCCTCTCAGAGCCTCACAGAGGCTATCTGGAGTGGTATGTACGGTATCAACACCATTTTCCCTGGTTACTACGCACCAAATGGTCGTCGGGTCTAAACCGTCAGCTTCAAGATCCAAATAAATCATACTGCAGTTCTTCAGGCTCCACGTAGTCAGTTTCTAAGTAGTCCTTTTCTTCCGTTGTCTTTTTTCTGTGACAGTTAGAGCAAAGGACAATACAGTTTTCTAGTTCTCTGTGTATCTTTTCCCATGAATAATGATGTCCTTTTGACATCTTAAAGTTTTTCTTTGTTCTGTCAATGTGGTCAAGTTCCAACGCTTCGGGTAATTCGTTGTAACCACACTCTTGACAACCTTTGCTAATTTTAAAATCCCTAATGTGCTTCTTTTTCGCCAGTTCGCTTTCTGATCTTTTTCTTGTTCGCATCAAAAGTCCTCGTTTGTATTAGGATTTGCGACTTCCTGTAACCTCCCTGTTTGTTTGTCGTACTGCAGCCAACAAGCGGGTCCAGTTTCACCTGTGTACCTATTCTTGAGGACTCGAACAGTAGTAGTATTCCTTACGTCTTCGTTTTCGTTCTGCTGGTCACGTTCCATACCAATGACAATGTCGGACAGCTGTGCAATCGCTTGTGAACCACGTAGTTCACCTAAGCTGATCTGCGCTCCGTCCTCGTGTGCCTTGCCTTGTGACCTGCGTAAGTGTGACACGAGGAACAAGCAAATGCCTGTTTCAGCTACGAGTGTACGTAGGCGTGTCATGATCTCGTCAATGGCTTTTCTCTCGTCTCCTGACTCTTGGGAACTGACGACGATGGACAAGTGATCCAGTACGACGTACCTGCAGTCAAGTGCTTTTGCCATGTAGCGAACACGGGCGAGCAAGTTATCTGCTGAAGTTGACCCCCAATGGTCAAATAAGTAGTAACGTCCTGTTCCCAATGTGGCTTCCCAGAATGGCCGAAGCTCGTCCACTGGCGTGTCCTCTTCCAAGTGTAAGGGTCTATTTGCCGCCACCGACATGATACCAAGCGATGTTCTGGCCAAATCTTCCTCAAGCGCCAAGACTCCAATATTGCCTTCGCATCGGCGTAGTAAATCATATTCGATTTCTCTGATAAATTGGGACTTTCCCATACCACTGCCGCTAGTGATCGTGACCAACTCATAAGGCCGATGTCCTCTTGTTATCTCATTGAGGCCGTTCCAAGGATAAGGTATGGACTTCACCTGACGCTTTTGCACCAGTGTGTCCCATGTGTCAGTCCCTGCAACAATGCCGTCAGGACGGTAAACCTTGGCATTCCACCATGCTTGCGTAAAGTCCTTAACACGGTTCGCCATGAGCATGTCACTGGCGTCCTTCAGTGGTAACTTTACTATTTTTAACTTGTTGGGGCTGAAGAGGTCCTTGACTTGTTCCAGAGCAGCATCACCAGCTTTGTCGTTGTCAAAGCAAAGTACCACCTGGTCGTACCCTTCGAGCCACTCTAGCTGTTCCTTGATCTCTTTGGCTGCAGAGGACGCACCAGCACGTAGTGACACCACGTCGTACTGCTTATTAAACATCTCGTACACGGCTAAGGCGTCAAGTTCACCTTCCGTGATTGTTATAAACTTGTTAGTGGTGCACTGTTGTTGTCCGAAGAACCCTGCTGTCTTTGGGTCTCCGTTACTAAAAAAGTTTTTGGTTTTTACTTCCCTGATCTTAGCTGCACACACTTCACCGGTGTTAACGTCATAAAAAGGGTAGTAGTGCTTTTCTATTTCACCTGTAGAACCGTACTCAACGGTTACGCCAAAGCGCATACAGGTTTCTTTGGATATTCGTCTGTTGGGTATTGCTGCCACTGTACCAAACATTTGTAGTGGCTTAGCTTTGGCTATCGGTATCACTTCGGACATAGTACTGTCACCGTGTGTATGGTAGTCACAAACGGAACTAAAGCAATGCGTAGAACCGTCGTCGTAAATAGCAAGGGCGTCCGAAGAATTACACTTGGGACACCCTTCATGTCTCACAAAGTTAGCCATGTTAGAAGTCTGCAAGTTCTCCTAGTTCCAACTCTGCTTCTTCTAAAACTTTTACTGCTTCCAGGTAAGTAGACACACCGTGTACAGGATGTGGCTGACCTAGCTTGTACTTCAGGCGCACCTTAGAGTTATAAGGTACTTCACCTCTGTAAGGATTACCTTCAGAGTCAAATGTCCGTACGTCGTACTTTGACTTAAACTTACGCTGCTTAGCACCTTGGTAGTCCTTGATCTTTACACCTAGTGCCGCTAGTTCACTGGCGTCGTCCTCTGACATAGTGATAGTCATAGAGAATTGACCAGTGTCTTGGCCGTTGAACACGTCATGCTCAGTTAGGTTGCTAAAGTTACAAATGCCTTCGATTGTTGCCATTGGAATAATCTCCGTTTCTACTTGGGTTGCGACTAGATCCTCTCTAGCCATACTAATATTATACCACACTGTAGCCTCCAGTCAACACTAATCGTCCTCTGGTGTTGGAAATGGATCACTCACTTTGTCCAGGAATAACTCAAAGTCGGACCTACTGATCCTTAAGTTGTCGTTAGGAGCTTCTTTAGCGTCCATCTCGAGCTTAAAAACAAAAGGTATACCACCATAAGGGTCACACCTCATAATCTCGTTAGCGACCTCTCTGGCCTCACTGAAGCCTAGTCGATAGATGGAGTAGTCACCTCCTGTCACTTCGTACACACTAAACTCGTCTCTAATCATACTTAAGTTATCTCCTGTTGTACTACTGAAGTACTAATGTTGTTTACTACTTTTGTTTACTACTAATGTTTAACTACTTCTGTTTACTTCTAAGGTACTACATAGGTACTACTTTAGTAGAGGGTATCATAGTCCTCATCATTTGTCAAGAATAAATCCTCAGTAATAGTACCAATGCTGTCTACATTAGTATCTATAGAAGAAAATAAGCAGTTGTTGCATAG